GGCTTTGAATTTTAAGATACGACATCTGTGTCTATCGCCCAAATCTTTTTCTACATTTGAAATTTCTACAAGCTTCTTCTTGCCGATACCCTTATAATCAATTAGAATTTCTTCAATTTGTTCCGCAATTAAGTCAGGACGTGCCCCACCAAATTCCGTAACCATTTGCTTTTGATGTGAAACAACATAGATTGTTATTATGATTTGCTTAAAAAACAGACTTGAAGTATAGACTTCGGGCACATCTATTTTAACGCAAATATAATTACGTTCCTCATCAATAGTTTCTGGCACTCGGATAAAATTAAAGAAATTGTGGTATATCAAATCTTCAGGATTAGATATATCTTTTTCATTGATAAGCTTTACGATTTTTTCATTATTCACAAACAATGATATTAATTGCTGTTTGTATTTTTTTATTTGTCCAGACGGTGTCATAAAATTGCCACCACCTTTACATAAAGTTCGGCAGAACAATTTTGAGCCGAGTTACATAGTTCAATTTTAATCTTTGAGCCAATGATACCCTCATTGTTGTCGGCTTTGATTTTTATTGTAGAACCCTCATTAACGATAGAAAAATATTTCTTATGTTCGTCAATAACGGCTACATTCCATATCGCTTCTTGCGATATTTCAGAACCATCCTTATCATAGAATACAGCATTAAAACTTTTATAGTACCCGCCTGCCTTAATGGTAGGGGAGCCATCAAATTTAATTGCGCAGTTTATTCCAACCGACTTATCTTTGGTAGGCTTAAAGTAATCCGCAATCATCAATTCGTAGTTATCACGATCGTGCGATCGTTCGGACTTTTGTAGTGTTATGATATACACACCATGTTCATGATTTTCATCATATATTCCGCTTACAACATTACGATTAATAAGTTTGTATGCCGTCGGATTGTCTTTTTCTATATCTAATAAAAAGCGCCTATCTAAACGAAGTTGACGTGTTTCATTGTCTAGGGGTAAATGCAAGGTTAAATTGCCGTCGGTTAAATTTAACGTATTACCCTCTTTGATACCGTCTGCGGTATTCGTTTCAGCATAGCACCATCGACTTATAATTTCGCCATCCTTGTTTTGCCAACGTAAATTAATATTGCATTGGTGTATGACTCCTTTATAATAAACCGAAGATTCAATATCAACATTGGAGATTAACCAATGTGATTTTTCCCATTCAACAATTTGCCCATCATAGATAATGTCGTTTGGCAAAGCACAAATCGTTTTTACATGGTTATTGCTTCCTGATACTATTACAACATCTTTTTGCTCACTGTCAATAAGAACACTTTTGCGTGAAGGACTACGCCGTGATTTATAAATGATATTATTTTTGCAATGATTAATCATTCTCTCTTTTGGGGTTGCACCATCAGATAAAGTTACCCTGTTATACAAGTCAAATTTATTGATTGCTCTCACCCCCGTAGAATTTGTTCAATCAGGCTAATACATTTAAAGACTTCACTTTTGTAAACCTCATGCGAAATGTTAGGTTCTTTAAGAGACTCAAGTACACATATAATTGTAAGTATTCTCGCATCGTTGTGGTATTCGTTCAGTAAATTTTCAAAGCCATGTAGCTCGAAAATCAAACTTGATATGTACACTTCCGTTGTAGTATTTTGTTCTTCTTTCATCGGAAGAATTTTATATACCTTGGAGATTAAAGAATTCAAATAGTTAATATATAAATTATTATTTGCCATCTATTTTATCCCCCAAATCACGGAATGAAAAAGTATAATTTTTTATCATGTTTTTTGCTTCATCAACCGCATACTCATGGGTAGAACGAATTTCTTTTAACAAATTTGCTGGTGAATACTCCGAGTAATCTTTAGTGTTCAATTTGTTCTCGAGATTTTCGCAGGAGAATAATTGAGGTCTTAACCATTCGGCAATCATTAACTGATGAATAATGTCAATCTCATCTGCATCAAGCGTGGCATTAAATTGACGCAATTCTTCGTTTCGGTCGTCAAGATTTTTGCGACATGATTTTCTAAATCTTGCACAAGCTCTATCCATTATATCAGTAAGCCATTCGTCACGGTCTTCCTTTAAGATATTAAAAAACTTGTACTCTGTTACAATACCAACAAAGCTGTCGGTTATTTCACTATAAGGTGTAGCCAATATCATACACCTCCATTACTCTTCAATATCCAAGTTAAGTTCGCTTTTTAGTAATGCAATTGTTTTACGAGAATCTATTGTGCCATCACTTATCATTTTGCTAGCCTTATTTGCTAAGATTTCTTTAAATCCATCTGGAACACCCTTTAAGATTTTCAATATCTCAGAATCGGGCTTATTGAATAGGTCTTCATAATCGTCCATTGACGGAATACCATCATAGTAGGCATTTACTCGTAAGAACTTTTTAACTTCAGGGTCTTCAATTGCAATCCAATTCTTTTCAAAAAATGCTCGCTGAGAATTGCGCATAGTTACAAGTTCACCAAGTTCAATGTATTCCACATCTCCTTCATGCTCCCACTCAATAGTGAAACCCATTTGTCTTGAGCTTATATAAATTAGCTTGCCACTGGTCATATTTGTGCATGCTACCATTGTATCAAGCGGTAATTGCTTGTGCTCTATCTTCTTATTTTCAGAAGTAGAAGCTTTTTTAGTGGTTGCACCCTTGGTTGTATTTGATGTGGCTACCCCTTTAGATATTGTGCTTTTTGTTGTACTCATATTTATTCCTTTCATTCAAAAAAATGCAGAGAGCATTGAACTCTCTGCATATTAATATTTTTATTATGACATTGAGTAAACGCCGAACTGATCCGCCATTACAATACCAACGCCGTAGCTCTCGCCATAGAAGAACTCCTGTGTAAGATCGGCATTATCGGCAGGATTGCCAAGAATAATTGTTGGCTCGCCCTCAGTAACGACCTTAATAGGCTTGTCATCTGTTGCAATAACATAAAGCTTCTTATCGTCAAGCAGGAAATCAGTTGTACCTGGCTTATGTATCTGATTTACCTTAACGCAGTTTGTACCATTAAACTTACCGTAGTAACCAATGTTGTACATATCAGACTTAGCCTCGTCAGATACTGTGTCTATCTTTATCTTTCTGAGTGCTGCCTTTGTACCAATGATTGTTGCAGACTTGCCAGTTGCCGCCTCTACATGGTTTACCATCTCAAGCAGACCATCTTCGCTATATGTGCCAGCTACAGGGAAATAGGTTGAACCATTGCCAACATATGTACACCAAGCATTATAGATATCGGCTCTCATCTGCTGTTTGTAAGATTCGCTCACTCTGTCGATAAAAGTATTAAAGTCTACACGACCTGAAAGAACTCTATTGAGCTCCTCATAAATCTTAACAGCTTTAAGAGAAGTCTTAACTGTTACATGTTCACCACCATTAAGTCTCTGACGTCTGAGTGACTGAACACCGTTTGCAACTTCAGAAACAACAAAGAGCGCCTTTGATGGAACGTAGAAGTCATTCTCGTCACCGAGCTTTACGTTTCTATAGTCAACCATATTCATGAAGAATTCGTCACCCTGAATACCGTCAACTACGGTTCTCTGAATAACCTCCTCAACAATAGCGAATACACCGTTGCATTTGCCATCTCTTATATCTTTATATGAAATCTTTGTAGAACCATTGTTAGCGGCAACCAGTGCTTTTCTCAGTGTCTCCATTGAATCGCTCTGTGAAAACTCGCCAACAGGATTACCCTTGTACAGATTTACAGCAAGGGAAACAATTTTCTCATTTGTATCCATTATAGTATCTCCTTTCCCTATAATTACTTAACCTTGATAACGTAGTATGTATCAGGGTTTACAATCTCGACGGCAACTATCTTACCAATGGCGCCTGTAGCAGTGTCAGTTGCAGTAAGCTTTGTTGAGTCCGCTGTCAGCTTGACGTACTTATCTTTAGCAACTGTGCCGTCAAGTGCCTCCTTAGTTACAGAGAACTCGTCTCCTGTTTCAAGAGCATACACTCTAATCAGTGAGTCGGCCTCATTTGTAAAATCCTCAAGGTTGTGATATCTCTGCTCGTCATACATAATCTCTACAGAAGCCACCAGACCAATTGTTGCTCTTGTGTCTGCCGCTGTAGGTGCAGTTACCTTATATGTTTCTCTGTTTATAAGCTCGTCTGAAATAGATACAACATTTCCGTTGTCAATAGCAGCCGGATCGGAGCCGCTGTAAAACTTAGCTGAAATCAGCTTAGAACCATCTGTAGTGCCTGACAGATTATCAGTTCTAACAATAGCATGTCTTGTTGCCATGTTTTATTACCTCTTTCCTTAATTATTTTCCATACTTATCGTATAATTCTTTGTACCAAGGCTCGTCCACAGACTCTGTTTTACCATTTAAACTAAATGTAACAGTCTTGCTTTCCTTAGTTGCTTTGGTTGACTTCTTGTTTTTCTTGCCCAGAAGCATGTAACACTGTGCAGATATTTGCTCAGCAGTCATGCCGTCATGCTCGGATTTAAGAAGAGAAAACTCGTCAACGCCAGATAACTCATTCTCAAAATCATTAAATATTTCTGAAGCCGCTGTTTCAACCTTTTCTTTTTCGACAGTTTCTTTGTATTCATTCAGCTCGTCTACCTCTGACTTGAGCTTACTATTTTCTTCTTTAAGTGCGTCAAGCGCAGCCATTTCTTCTGCTGTGACCCAACTTCTGAACACCTCTACATAATTACTGTCAATTGTTACAACCCCAGTCTCGTCAATGGAATACGCAAAGCGTCCCATCTTTGAAGAAGAGCCATTACCGCGTTCATATGAATAAATTGAAATATAAACATAATTGTCATCAAAGTCTTCAAGCCAATAATCTACCGACTTAACGAGATTTTTATCTTCGTCATATTCACTGCTGTCTTTTGGAATTGCATTTTTTATCATCTCTCGCTTCTGATTTACGGTTGCAAACATTGTAACGGGAGCTTCGATTTTAGAAGCCTTAAACTCATCATCAGGCTTAGCCTCGTCTTCGGCTCCTTTAGAATTAGCCTGCATTGTTTCAAGCTGAGATCTAAATGTTTCCTCAGTCATGTCATCTGTGATGTCAAAAGAAATATCGTCGATTTTCATTTTATATTCTTTGAGAATGTTTTCTATAAGTTCCTTATCCATCTGTTTCACATCTCCTTTCGTAAAATCTTCTTTATTATCCGCAAGGTCTTTATTTAATTCTTGCATCATAAAGGACAAATCTTTTTCGGATTCCACAGATTGTGAGAAAGTTTCAATTGTCGCTCTCGCATTTTTCATACCTGTATCAATACCTTCATTCAACAGCGTTACTGCCGCATAGTTGAAATCTGTAATATCGTATACATTATCTGTGGTGTTATAGGAATAAGCTAAAATATTCACTTCCATCGAGATTCTTATTTCATCATAACGATTGAGAATATCTTCGCAATAATTGGAATATTTCTTCCATATATATCCGTCAGCATAAATATAGTTGATGCCATCCTCATTGACAACTTCAAAATTATTTGTCTCTGGAATAACACCAACTGGCGTTTCGGTATATATAATTTTAGCTTCACCGTCGTGTACTTTGTCTTTTTCAATTTCAAAATTGTGTTCTCCAAATTGCGGATCACCATTTTCATCAAAGTACATATACGCAAGTATTGGTGAATTAGCTAAACTATCTTTTTTCTCCTCAAGATTTTCAATGGTAAATTTAGAATTGTTATAATTTATTCCATCGTGACAAATCCGCATACGCAGTTTGATAAACTTGTCCGATTTAAAATCCTTATCTATGGAGTAATTTATAGGCAAATTTTGTTTCTTCATTTTGTTCACCCCCTCATACAAAAAGTGTTACTATAAACAATCTTTGTAAGCTCGTCTTTTGTAAAGGTAGAACTACAATTGTTTTCAAAAACAAAAATCTTGTTGTCAAAGGTCTGCAATAGCCTAAAACCTTTAGCAACAAGTTTGTTTTTTATATCAATATCTTTTGTATATATAAACTTCATAAGCTTCACCTAGTATTCTTGATTGGAATTATGGTCTCGCGTATTTTCACCAGCGTCAGATAACTGCTCGCCTTTTTCTTCCTGAGTTGGCGCACCAGCCTCTCCACTAGATTGTGTATATGAAGTTTTAAGAGGTTCAAATTTTTCCTTGATATGTAGTATATCATCCTCAAGAAAATTCATATTCATCATATCAATTGGCGCAACTCCTAACGCCGCACACGCCATAGTTGTTGTTGGTAAACTTGCTTGGGCGGCATTGAGATATGACTTATATGTTTCCTGCTGATTATAATAAGTTACATCCAGAAATTGAATCTTAAATTTGTATCTGCCGTCTATCTGTTTAAGTAGTCGATTTATATTACGTCCAAACTGGTTCATTAGAGCAAAAACCATTTGTTCGTCTGACTTAATAGAAACCGAAAGTGTTGCGGAGGTTTGTTTGTCACCACCGAAAATCAATGAACATACGCCAGCATCATTCCAAAAGGTTTTAGTTGCGTCGCCAACATTGTCTATATCAACATTGCCTGATTTCTGAAAGTCATGGTCTTCAACGTCCATAGGGGTTAGAAATGCGCCGATGTTTTCAGGTAATACCTTTAACAAATTGTTATAGTACATAAGGGCGTCTTCCTGCTCCATCTTATAATCGCCGTCTTCCATTGGAATTTTTAATGATAAGATTTTGTAGTTTCCTATTTCAGTTCTAGCCTTTTGCAATCCTTTATAATCATCAATATCAAATATACCCGCAAATACACCAATAAAAGGTGGCATTGGGAAATTAATATCCTCATTCACCTTTAAACAAAAAGTGCGTTTGCTACTCAAACTTTGCCAACGCATTGAGCGATGTGTTTTATACAGCTCGTACTTTTCAATAAACTCTTCGCCAAACGATTCCAAGTCCTCTTTATGACTTGTAAAATAAGAGAAGTCAAATTGATATAAAAAACATCCGTCCTCTATTCGATTAATTTTACAATAGTCAGGCGGCATTTTTCTTATATAGTATGAGTCGGTCGTTTCGTAAACATAGCCATAGAATACGTCTTCTCTAAAACACGTTGTTAATATTTTAACGGCCTCGTGTTTTAAATTCATTTTATCAATGTAGTTGCAAATCTTTATATATGTTTCTTTTAATTTAGCCGTATCTATTTTTTTACTTTGGTCAAGTTTATAAGGTTCAATAATATATGCCATTGTATGAAGCTTGGCAAAATAGTTAATTAGTCTCCGATAATGTGGGCTTACTTCGTAAAGGTAGATAGAAGCATTTCTCAAATTCTTTTCGTTTGCTTCAGGATCGGTAAACCATTTGACCACATCTTCTTTTTTGTATTTGGTATAATGAATAGAAGATCGATTAATATAGTAATCTTGATTCAAGTTTCTAATTGGTACTTCACCAAGACGTGCAAAGTTACCCATACTTTTATCCCAGACCATAATTTCTTTCTTTTCTGTATTTGGCATTTATTCACCCCTAACTTGTACGCAAAGACGGCGCTCTAAATTCAAAAATGAAATTGTCGTTTAGCTTTGCTTTTTTGTGTTTTACGATAGTCCTCTCTAACTCGGTGGCAAAATAATTACCATAAGCTAGCGCAGAATATCGGTCTTTTCTTTCGTTTCCACGTTCCATAATCTTAATCAAACTGCCGTTTGTTTCATATTTCAGATTGACCAGTTCATTAACCAGCAGGGCAGTTTGTATATATGGCATAAGGATGTTCGCTTTTATTTCTTCGTCCAAACCCCTAAATGTTTTGGATTGCTTTAAA